ACAGTCAGCTAAGTACCTCAGTGGAAAATATGCGTTAGAGAATAGTTTAGGCATAACTAATTTTGTTGCCTTCAATACTCACGCACTCACGATGTTACCGCCCTACAGTATTGACATGGAAGCAGAATGGAATTATGTAGTAGAACAAGAGGGACAAGACGATACCCCCTCAGTGGAAATTAATAGACAAGCAGAAGGAAGCATATAATGACTTTACCACTTAACATGGTTACTAATGTATTATCAGAGAACCAAAATAAGTTTATCACAGTTAAGTTCTTAACTAAGGATAACGAAGAACGTACATATACTGGACGTATGAATGTAATAAAAGGTCTTAAGGGCAACGAGAGAGGTCGTATAGCCGCTGAAGCACTACGCAAGGCAGGGTACATCACACTGAAGACTAAGCAAGGCTACAAGTGCTTTAATGTGGATCGTGTGCTAGGTTTTGTAGCAGGTGGTCGTCGTATATTTGGATTAGGTAACGAGGTATAATATGCCCCTACCCCCTTCGATGGAAATGGAGCTAATGGAGCTAGGCATACTCAAGAGTGATACAGAAGAACTTGAGAGTATAGCCGAGCAGACAGGGTTCTATGCACTAAGAGCCGAGACTATAGCTTGGCATAACACACTAATAGTAGATGGAGAGGTAATGTTCTAATGGGAAAGATAGAGCTACACGGAGACTTTATGCTTACGAGTGACGTAATGAAAAGACTTAATGATATTATATACGCTAAAGAACCTGTAAAGGAAGCTATAGAGTTTAAGAGAGATATTATAGTTGAAGATATAGAAAGAACACACAAATGAGTTTAAGACAAGTATTCTATTGCCCAGACTGCTTAACTAAAGGTTATAAGAATAAACTTAAAGTAACTGATACAAGAGAATACCACGGAAGAGGATTTCCTAGTATAAAACGCTATAAGAAATGTTTGATTTGCGGTTTTAAGATTAACACTATAGAAATGGAGTTGAAGAATGAGTAAAGATTATAAACCATATTACAGGACAGATAAAATGAAACAAGAAGAACTAAGAGTAGCTAAGTACGTAAGTATTTTATTTTTTACTATGATAGGATTCTCATTCATAGGCTTTTCTTTCGTATTAGTTAAAGCAATGTTATATATGACTGGTCTATTCTTATGAACAACCAAGAAATATTAGATATGTGTAGAAGGTTAGCTAGTAAGTACTACAACCATCAGGACTACGATGATATAGTTTCTGAAGGTGTAGTGCTATGCTTAAACATGAGAGCTGAAGGTATTACACAGCCATACAAATTGTATTATAGCGCACGTACTGCTATGTACGAGTACGTTAACGTAGGTATGTCTAAACTTAGCTACCCAAAAGGTAGATCTGGTCGTACTTTTAGTAGTGAGGATAATACAGAATATGTAGATGCAGAAGAAACTCAAATACCTACAGAAGATCTTTTTGGTTCGTATGAACTGAAAGATTCTATAGAAGTATTAAAGAAACATCTAAGTAAAAAAGAATGGAAGGTATTTGTTACTTTGTATAATAATAACAACAACTTATCACACGCTTCTAAAGAGCTTAATTTATCTAGGGTTAGCTTAAATACAATAAGAAACGACATTCGTAATAAACTTGTAACAATTTGTGATCTTACACTTTAACTTAAAAAGACATTATAGATATATGCCTACTTAAGTATAACGTAAGTTTACGCTTATACGTATTACGCATTAAAAGAAAGAAACGTAAGTATGACTATAGTATATGAAGATTATAATTTAAAGCACCAACCATGTCCCTTCTCGTCGTGCGGATCGAGCGATGCGTTCTCTTATGAGACAAATAAGAAGGTAGGCTTCTGTCACTCTTGTGGCGGTAAGTATTCTTACAAATCTGTAGGTTTACAGGATTGGGCAGAAGATAAATATCCGACTAATAAAGAAAGTAACTATATGAACGTAACAGAGTTTACACCTAAAAGAATAGAAGACCTCTCAGAAGGAAAGTATGAAGCTATGAGAGGTATTAATGCAAGTACAATGCAAGACTACAACGTACTCACGTATGACGACAGACAAGAATATATATACCCGTCTGGGGGAATTAAGGTTCGTAAGTTAGGCGAGAAAGCGTTCTACGCAAAAGACGGATTCAAAGGTGATGAACTATTTGGTATGAACTTATACCCTGCTGGTTGTAGCAAGATAGTTACAATAACAGAAGGAGAACTAGACGCACTATCAGTTTGTCAAATGACACAAAACCAATACTTAAATCCTTCTGTGTCGCTACCTTCAGCTACACCATCTAAAAGATTATGGGAAAACTGTAAGGAATGGCTAAGTAGCTTTGAGAAGATAATACTATCTGTAGATAATGATGATGCAGGTAATGCTTTAGCTGATCGTATGGCTAGACTGTTTCCTAATAAAGTTTATCGAGTACAACATGGAGAGTATAAAGACGCTAATGACTTCTTACAGGCAGGTAGAGAAAGAGAGTTTAAGAACTTATGGTGGAAGCCATTAAAGCATACGCCAGAGAATATACTAAATACTTCTGATCAGTTCCTTAAGTTGTACGATGAAACTCCAGAACACGTATATTATAAGACGGGCATCGAGGCGTTAGACGATAAGATCTTAGGTCTTATGCAAGGACACTTCACAGTATTTAAAGCACCTACAGGTATAGGTAAGACTGAGCTTATGAGGTACATGGAATACAGTATGTTACAGCAGAATATACCTATTGCCGCATGGCACTTAGAGGAGACTAAATTAAGGTCGCTATTAGGTCTTGTGTCGTATGAGGTAGGTGACAACCTTACAAGACGTGACTTGATAGAAGAGAAGAAAGCTGATGGGCTTGTACGAGAAGCTATAGGTAATATAACTAAAGATGAGAACTTCTATCAATTCTACTTAGGTGATGGTCAAGGTGCAGACGAACTAATAGATCAGATAAGATTCTTTAGTCAGGCGTGTGACTGTAAGTTTGTATTCTTTGAGCCTATACAAGACGTAGTTGTAGGTACATCAGAAGACAGTAAAGAATCTATGTTAGCTGACTTATCTATTAGACTATCTAAGTTAGCCGCAGAGCTTAACGTAGGTATTGTTACGATTGCCCATACCAATGAAAACGGAGACCCAAAATATTGTAAGATGATATGTCAACGTGCGTCTGTTATAATAGACTTACACAGAGATAAGGAAGCTGATAACATGGAAGAACGTAACACGACATATTTGAAAGTAGAAAAGAATAGACCTTGTTCAGAAGAAGGGCAAGCAGGTAGGTTATCTTTTGACCTAGATACATTTATGTTAACGGAGATACAGTAATGAATATATTCGATATAGAAACAGATGGGTTTAACCCTACAAAGATACACGTACTATCTTACACAAACGAAGAGGGTGAGATACAATCTACCTTTGACTATGAAGAGATGCGTACATTCTTTCTTAACGCTGACACAATTATAGGTCACAACATAGTTAGGTATGATATACCTGTAGTGGAAAAGATCCTAGACATAAAGATAGACGCTAGGATCATAGATACGTTACCTCTAGCTTGGTACATAAACCACAGCCTACAGAAGCATGGATTAGCACAGTATGGTGAGATGTATGGTGTACCTAAACCTAAGATTGATGATTGGCAGAATCTAAGTCCTGAAGAATATCAGTACAGGTGTGAAGAAGATGTTAGGATCAACGTAAGGTTATGGAGAGATTTAGATAGGAAGCTAAGTAAGCTATACCCCGTCAGTGGAAATAAGGATAAACTTGTTGACTACCTAACATTCAAAATGGATTGCGCTAGAGAACAAGAGACCCTTCAGTGGAAATTAGACGTAGATAAAGCAGAGAGTTACTTACAAGACTGGGAGAACCTAAAAGCTGAGAAGACAGAAATGCTTGCTGATGCTATGCCACGTAGGATTATTACAGCAGTACGTAACAAACCTAAAGTTATGCACAAGAAGGATGGATCTCTATCAGCAAATGGAGAGAAGTGGGTTGCACTATGTAAAGAACAGAAACAACCTGAGACTACTGTATCTCTAACAGTTAAGACAGGTGAAGAAAGAGCTAACCCTAATAGTACAGATCAAGTTAAGGATTGGTTGTTCTCACTAGGTTGGAAGCCACGTACCTTTAAGTACCTAACTGACAAGAAGACAGGGGACACGAGGAAATTAGAGCAAGTACGTAAGGATGCAGACTTGTGTAGTTCAGTAAAAGCACTGGCAGACACAGAACCTGCTATCAGTCTACTCGAAGGTCTATCTGTTTTGTCGCATCGCATAGGTGTTATAAAGAGTATGGTTAACACTCAAGTAGATGGGTACGTACAGGGAAATATAGCTGGATTGACTAACACTCTTAGGTTTAAACATGCCAAGCCTCTTGTTAACTTACCATCAGTTGATAAGCCATATGGTAAAGAGATACGAGGTTGTTTGACTTGTCCAGAGGGTTATACATTATGTGGTGCTGATATGACCTCACTAGAAGATACAACTAAACGTCACTACATGAAACCACTAGACCCTGACTACGTAGAAGAGATGTCTAAAGAAGGGTTTGATCCACATTTAGACTTAGCTAAACACGCAGGTGTTATTACACAAGAAGATATAGATAAGCATAACAGTGGAGAAAGGTCTTTATCAGCCCTACGTAAGAATTACAAAGTAGTTAACTACAGTGCTACTTATGGTGTTGGTGCTTCTACTTTATCTCGTAACACTGGGATGCCCTCTAAGGACGCAAAGAAGCTCCTAGAAGCCTTCTGGTCACGTAACTGGTCAGTCTATAAGGTAGCTAGTACAGCCCGTACAAGGGACTTATTTGGCTCTACGTGGCTATACAATCCTGTATCGGAATTCTGGTACAGTCTCAGGAGCGACAAAGATCGCTTCTCTACATTAAATCAAGGAACAGGAGTATTTTGCTTTGACAGTTGGGTATCTTTATGTCGTCGCTACGGAATTAAAACCATCGGTCAATTCCACGATGAAATCATCGCACTCGTACAAGAAGGAGAAGAAGAACAAACTAAGGCTACAATGGAGCAAGCTATTGAAAACCTTAACCAAAAGCTAGAACTTAACGTACCACTAGGTGTAGATGCACAGTTCGGTAAGAGCTACGCAGACATACACTAAATTTATTTTTATTTCTAGTTTACACTTTGTCCAAAAAGGACATTATATATAAGTACCAACAGCCGAAAGGAACTCGACATGGCTAAATACACAATGGATATGATACTTGAATACCCGAAAGTATTCCCAGAAAATGCTGACATGGGTAGTCCAGATGGACCTCGTGCCGCACAAGCAGTACATCAACAAGGTGGGCAGTTTATAGTTAATGCTTACTTTACTGAAGAAGAACAAATACAAAACTTAGAAGCAGAAGGTTTAGACCTACATCCTATGAATAGTGATAGGATAAGATCTGGTAATGCCGACTATGGTATAGGTAAGTTTATGAAGATAAAACGTAAGATAAAAGACGTAAAAAACTTCACTGACCGCAAGGGTGAACCTATGACTGTAGATTATGGTGGCGCACCTACAGTTGTTAATCTTACTGAAGGTAGAGAAAAGAAAAGACTGTGGAGCTTTGAGGAAGATGGTGCTTTAGGTAACGGAACTAAAGCTAAAGTACAGTTCGAAGTATATGCTAGTGGGGCAGGTGTTCGTCTATTAAATGTAGGTGTAACTGAGCATGTTCCCTATGAATCAAATAATGTTATGTCAGAAGATGACGAACTATTTAACGTCTAAGGAGTAGAAAATGAGAGTAAGTGTTAATGCATACATGGAAAAGGATGATGATGGTTACAGTGGGAGTGTTGATATGAGCAGGGATGATATTACAGAAGCCCATGAGTTAGCTCAACTCTTTGCTGAAGCCGCACATGCTTTTGGTTTCACATATGTTAAGTCTGTAGGTTTTGAATGTGAAGATGGTGAAATGATGTGGGGCGACACTTAAATGGACATGGGGAAGGTACTAATCGATGGTGATATAATTGCTTATCGTGCGGCCTTCTCCACTCAACAGGATGGGTCGTCAGATACAGAAATGAAAGTTGACGATCTTATCCAGTTCATTTTAGAGAAGACTGTATTATTCCCAGAGTTAGGTTTAGATTATGAAGTGTACTTAACTGGAAAAGGTAACTTCAGATATGATATAGCTAAATCACACCCCTACAAGGGAAATAGAAAGCACGTTGAGAAACCTAGACACTTGCAACACGCCAGAGATTACATGGAGAGCAAGTATAAAGCTACTGTAAGCCAAGGAGAAGAAGCTGATGATCTTATCGCAATGGAAGCCGCCAAACTAAATTACAAGGCTTGTGTAGCCTCTATAGACAAAGACATGCTACAGATACCTTGTTGGCATTTTAACATCGTTAGAGGTGACTATCTAGAAGTAACCCCCTTCGGGGGAATTAAGTTCTTCTATACTCAGATACTAACAGGAGATAGAGCAGACAATATAGTAGGTCTGTTTCGTGTTGGTCCAGTCAAGGCTAAGAAAATACTAGAGGATGCAGAGACAGAAGAAGATCTCTGGGATTGTGTAGTTAAGGCCTACGATGGAAATGAGGATAGAGTAATAGAAAACGCTAGGCTGTTATGGCTTAGAAGAGAAGAGGCAGAAATATGGCAACCACCAAGAGTAAGATCCGACAACAAGCTATAAAGAATGGTTATCGTTCTGGGCTTGAGGATGTCATATCTAAAGACCTCAAGGACAGGGGTGTAGACTTTGGCTACGAGACAGTTAAGATAAACTGGAAGTTAGTAGAAAACAAGACTTACACCCCTGACTTTATACTACCTAATGGTGTAATAATTGAGAGTAAAGGACGCTTTGTACCAGACGATAGAAAGAAGCACCTTAAAGTTAGAGAGCAGAACCCTGACCTTGACATAAGGTTTGTCTTTAGTAATAGTAGAAACAAGATACGTAAAGGATCTAAGACTACATATGCTATGTGGTGCGAGAAGAACAACTTTCTATATGCAGACAAAAGGATACCCGACGAATGGATAAAGTAACTTATCATGTACACAGAGTAATTAATGGACCATTCCAATGTCCTGAAGGTAATTGGTGGTTAACATGCAGTGTAGAAGATGTAGAAGCTAAGGAGATGTTTGAGGACGATATACCTTTTATTAACTTTGATGCCGCCTATAAGTTTCAATCCTACTTTTTATCTACTATAGATCCTATAGTTATAAACATACCTGACAAAGGAAATGAATATGTCTAAGACAGCAGTTGTATTTAGTTGCGCTCATAGTGACCCGACTACAAGTAATGAAAGATTTGATTGGCTAGGAGA